CTTGCATCAAGCGGTCAATAGCGCGCGCGTAGGAACGCTCAATGACACGCGGCATTTGAAATTTCGTCATAATCAATCCTTTGTAATAAAAAAGCGCAGCCAGTAATTTACTGGTTACGCTTAGGGAAATTATTCTTCTAATGGTTCCGCATACGTCTGATACAAGTATGTTACAAGATCTGCCGCAATACGGCCACGGTCGCTTATAGGATCGCCCTTAAGCGCCTCTTCTACTTCAATATCGCAACACTGCGCATACAGCTCCTCGTGTTTTTCAGGTCCGTAGTCATCAAGTCTAGAAGCAATTATGCCAAATTCATCTTTCAAAAACTCTATCATTTCTTGCGTCATTGCTGCCTCAATTCCGCCCATCTCCCCAGGCTGTTCCACCTCGGCACTGGCTTTTTTTATCATCCGTAATATTAGTCAGACACCAGTGTGCTTGCTCCGCTCTTGCTTAGTACTGGCTTTAGGTTAGCCAGTTGTTTCTCCTCTCGGCATCCATCTCACACCACCTCAATCCATTATCCTTAATAATCTCCCAAAATTCTTCCACATCATGCAGCACAATGTAATACTTGTTTTCGTTGCTTTCAAAGTCTATACCTACATGATGCAGTTCATACCTAAGCAGGATTTCCACCTGTTTGTCAGTGAAAAGCTCTATATTAGGCTCATAAACGACAATAAAAAAATCGTACTCACAGCACCATTTGTAACGCTTGCTCACGCTCACAAGGTTACAGTCTGCAAATACGATTTTTCTGTTCTTCCTTTTCTCTTCATCGCTGGCAAGATAAGCTATCTTCACGTCCGTGTCCCTGATGTCCTTAAACTCTGGCAGGTCACGGATTAGCTTGTCTGCTATCAGCTTGTATTTTTTGCTGTGTTGCATAAGGATTAATACCAAGCACAGGCACTTGTCTCTGGAATTTCTCCACCTTCCACAAGCTCACTCACTCTAACCATAGCCATCCCTTTATACATACCAGAAACATTTACCGCATCCTGGACCACAAAACGATTCTTTGAATCCTTTAGGTTTACCTGAACAATACCAAAATTAGACTTATCGCCTTCCGGAAAAAATTTATATTGTACGTACTCATCTGTTAATTTCAATAATTCAAGTGTCAACATATTTTTCTCTCCATTCCGCTTCAGCCTTACTATAATTGTATTTCGTGTTAGTCAATTCATGAGCTTCATCATAATTATAACCTAGCTTGCGCATAATAGCAAACTCTAAATGCTCGTGTTTGAGCATCAAAATATCATGTGACTGTATATTTTCTCCTTCTAAAAGTCTTTGAAAAGATTGTGCCATTTCAAAGCTTGGATGAAATCTGCAATGTCCATTTTCTAAATCATACTCATTTATAAACACATGCTTGTAAACGCTCTCTAAACGTTTTTTAGAGCAACCAGTGTTTTTGTGAATTTTATTCACAAACGCTTCTAACCCATTTTTCCGTCTAGCTTCATAAAAAATCTTTGCATGTGCATCACGACGTTGCCAATCTGGATCGTTTTTGTCATTCAAAGCACCACTAGTCCCTCCACATTCATGACTTGACGTAATGCCACCAAAACCAAACTGCCCGTTAGCTTTACGATGATGTTTTAATTCCTCCCACTCTGCATCCAGCGCAGCAGCTGCTTGTAATAACGGAGTGAGCTTCAAAATACGAGCTGCCAAAATTAAAGGATTATTATGTATCATATTCTTCACTCCATAATCTGTTTGGGTGCCCATCGGAGCAGCTGAGAATGGCAGAAGCCGCCCCGAAACTTGGGCATGAAAAAAGCGCCCGGCTGTAAAGCCAGACGCTCGGTAAACAAAAATAAGTGCCGATTTTTATCGACACTTATCCACGGTTTTATTATACCACAAAAAATCACGGCTAAAAATCACTAGTTTGTGAAACTTATGTGAATTTTAAAGAAAATTAGACCGCTCCAAAACGGAACGGTCTAGTAAATTATTGTTTTAGAATTTTATCTGGTCAGTTTTTAATAATGAGTTGATATTGATTGGAGGAAGAACAATCGGTGGCAAATTAGGTTGCGCCGTCATCAACGTAACCTGGCTGCGCATGTATGGGAAAATGATAGCAATAGCATTAGGAACCATTCGCTTCAAAAACTCTTCATTTTCTCCCTCGAATTCGCCAACTAATAGCAATTGAAGATATAAAACACCTTCAATCTCCACCTTACAACGCAAGCCAACTTTTAAAGATTGTCCGTCAAGAATGGGCTTCTCTAAACGAAAACCAGCTTTAGCATCATCAACACTTTTAGTTTTTGTGCCACTGTTTTCCATCTGAATATCTTGGAAAAATATATTTTTTAAACGCAATGCGCTTTGGCTATTTCCTTGTATTTCCATTTTATCACCTTCTAAGCTGCATTTAGCAAATCGCTATTGCCATCACTGAATAATTCTTCTTGATGTTTCTCTTCCACAGAAACGCCTACTTGAATAAATTCTTCGGGTACTTCAAAAATATCATGTTTATCAAGATACTTGGCAGCAGGAATACCTTCGATAGTAATTCCACCTTGTCCTTCTTGAACAGGGATACCCATTTCTTCTAAAACCTGTCTGAATAATAATTCCTCTTTAGTATATGACATAACTAGATGCCTCCTTTACAACATTTACGTAAATTCCTTATGCAACTATCATCATTAACACAAATCTGTCGTTGCATCTTTGTATAGGTAAAACCTATTTCATTAGTCGTTATTGCAGGAAACGTAAATGCAAAAACTTTTATCCCATGTTTACGAGCATATAAATTGCATACCAAACATCGTAGTTGTTCTTTAGACAAATCAGCTCTAAATCCCAAATTAGGATTTTTTAACCATGCTCGTGCTTCTTTTCTCATTTTATCCATATTGCGCTGCAAATCTAAATCATAGAAAAACTCATTATCAGTGACTATATTAGCTGATAAAACTGCTGGTATAGAACCTTTATTCTGTGGCTTTCCAGCTTCCAAATTTGCCCACCATTCAGCATCCTTTTGTTTTGCAAAAAAGTACACTCCGCTACCAAGCCACTCATTATTTTTAGTGCTATGGATGAATTTACTATTTAAAATTTTATTAGCTTTTTCATCTAGCGTACCATGAAAGCCCTCGATGTTGACCATAAGCATACCACGTCCTATATCTTGCTATACTTAGCTATAACTAGTTGTATTGTACAATCATTGTCCAAAGTCGTCAATACCTACAAAAATTCTCAGGTAGAATAAGATAGATATCTTATTCTACCTGAGCAATAAAGATTCCTGCTTTTTTACCGCATTTTTTATTTCGGATTGCAAACCACGCTATATCCAGCCTGACGCTGGAGTTCATCCATAGCTGCCTGCTGTGACGGCGTATAGCCCTGGTCGATAACTTCCAGACGCTCACGGAAAGTATCCGCAAAAAATTTGAGCCGCTGGTCTTTGCGCTGCAAGCCGCCAAAGTCATTCCAGAGGATATCCACGGCCACGCTCAACACTTTATAGATAGCCTGCTCTGCTATATCAGCGCACTTGGCGTCAAAATTTATGCTCGACACCGGCGTAGCACTGTGACGTTTAAACTTACGGCTGCTCCTGCCCACATTCATCCTCTCCCTTCCATCCGTTCTGCTTGGCAACCATGTACAGCATGATCAGACCATACACAACCATATCCTGCAGGGATTCGGCCGTTTTGGGTACGATGCCATGGGTATACAAGAACGCAATGTGCTTATTAAGGTAATTCTTGGCCATGTTGTACATGGGATTGTAGTCCGTAGGGTCAAAACCATACTCTAGCTGGGCGCCACGCACAAAATTGGCCAGCGGCTCATCTGTGCCGTACTGTTCCTTTTTAGTTTCAAACAGCTTGTAAATTTCGTCCAGCTTCATGCGGATAAACAGATTGTATTCTTCATTTCTAGTCATTTTTTACTACCTCCACAAAACCACGCAGCAGATTAAAAAATATACGCAGCTGCATACTCTGGCCGCTAATGCTTGTCCAGTGACAGTTAGGACCTGGACGGTACAGCAGCTCGTCTTTTTGAAAACAATACTCAGCAGGATAGGGATCGCCATGCTTAGGCTTCAGCTTGAAGCCTGTACCCAGATTTACATTTAACTCTTTAGCCAGCACAGTCATTAAACTCATTTCAACGCCTCCGCTCCATACAACATTACAGCTATCTGCCTCAGCAGGCGGCCACGGCGGCGCTGCTGGTACACCAGCGATACACCCTCCGCATCGGCCAGTCCCTGCAGCGGCAGTCCTTGAAAATACAACTGCTTGATAAACGCTATATCCTCCTCGCAGGTCAAGCGCTCCAGACGCAGCAGCATTTTGTTAATACATTCTATTTCGGCGGTATCCCTTGCGATTTTCGCCTCGACAGCCATAATCTTAGCTTGCTGCCGTTCCTCCGGCGTAAGACGCACACCACTGCTGCCGCCCCAGCTGGTGATATCCTTAGACTTGCCTGTAACCTTCTCCCTTTGCAGGTCTCGTATGTCCAGCTTGTAGCGTTTGATGTTGTCCAGCAGCACAGGGTAGGCATGCAGCCGTTGCTCTGCAGCACGGTAACAGTCCTGCGGCCTGGGCGCCTGCGTATAGGCAGCCAGGGTTTCGACAACCGTGTCATGGATTACTTTCTTAACGTCTATTTGCCCCACCCCCTAAATTCAAAAACATATTAATCAGCAGTCCGCTATGCGGTGAAAGCAGCACCTTCACATCCTGCTCCTTGACCACGGCCTCATTAGCCATACCAAGACGCCAGCGGAACCGTGTCGACGGTGTAAGCTCTGCACCTGCCAGACGCAGGCCTATGAGCTTCACATATAGCTGTGCGTCAAAGCGTGCTGCCGCTTCTAACAGCTCATTCCACAGCTGGGTATCTTCTCCCGGACGTGGATCACTTACTATTGCGCCTAATTCTTTCCAGCTGTTCATGGATGTAAGTCCCCATTTCCACACGATGACCGTCTGTCATATCACAGATGGCCAGCGCTTCCGCCGTGCTATGCGCTATGCCTGCGTTAGCACCCGCCGCCAGCATAGCCAGTAAAAAGCAGCACTGCTGCTCCGTCGGCTTGCCTGTAGCTGTCTTGACCTCGATAAAAATCGCCTTGCCGGTATTGGTGCAGCCGGACAAATCGCTGTACCCTGCAGGCACGCCGGTCTTAAACCAGCGTGCGCGTTCATTCTCAATCCCTACTGTGCTAACGCTTGGGCGCTGACGGTACAACCACCCCTCACCGACGTTCACACGGAAAATTTTGTGCCCTGCTGCGGATACCGCAATCTGGATCTCGTTCATGAGCTCATGCTCTGTCATTCAAATCTCAACCTCCTATATTCCATTGGTGACATAGCGCGGCTTGCTGCATAGCGGTACTTAGCAGGCACCGCTATGCCAAGCTCCACCGCTTTGTGCAGCAGCCAAGCGAATTTATAAGCCTTGCCTGCAGCGTTTTTGTGTGTCCGCCTGAACAGCTCCAGCTGCGCCCAAGTCCTGCAGGTGCTGTAACCACTATATGGCAGCTTGGACACCTCCTGCAAAATAACGTCCTCGACGACCTCAGGCCCTTCACGCTGTTCTTTTTCAAACACGTGATGGCAGATGTTACATTCCTTTGCTGTGTTACGGACCACCGCAAAGCACACCGGACACTGCCTGACGTTTACCTTAGATTTTTTCTTTCGTGCTTTTGCTTCCAGCGTCCATTCCCTGGTATCATCCGGCAGGCCGTGGCGGGTGAAGTTGCCGACGTGGTCCAGTATGAGCGCAACCTTGTCAGGATTATTCGGATCGGTACGCATGGAGCGCATGGACTGCTGTATGTGCAGCGTCAGCGATTTAGTCGGCCTGAGCAGGACCACACACTCGCAGTCCGGTACGTCAAAACCCTCGCCAAATAAATCCACGTTGCAAAGCACGGTAACCTCCCCACGCCTGAACCCCTCCACAGCGGCCTGTCTTTGCGTCTGTGGCGTTGTTCCGTCCAGGTGCATAGCATTTATCCCCTGCTCACGGAAAGCGGCCGCTGTGGCCTCACTGGTGGCTATACTGGAGCAGTACACTATGGTCTGCTTCCCCTTGGCCAGCTTCATCCAGTTCTCCACAGCACTGCCGAATATAGCACTGTTATTCATGAGCCGCTCCACCTCGGCCTTGTCATAATCGCCGTGCCTGGTATGGAGCTTGCTGGCGTCCGCTAGTTGTACGCCGTAATACTTGTATGGTGCCAAATAATGGTGCTCTATGAGCCACTCGGTGCTTACGGATTCTATAAGCTGCTCAAACACCGCCCCCAGACCGCCCTCGTTCATCCGCTGCGGCGTTGCCGTGAACCCCAGCACTACAGCAGCAGGGAAGTGCTGCAGGATGCTCAGATAGCTCTGTGACAGTATATGGTGCGCTTCATCGACCAGTATCAATTTCGGCTCTTCCGTCTTGGCAAGCCTACGGCACACCGTCTGCACCATACCAACGGTACAAAGGGAGAAGTCCACCCCACACGCAAGGAACGTATTCGTTATTTGCTGGCACAGCTCTTTGCGGTGGACCACAAACAGCACACGGTTACCGCGAGCCGTGGCAGCGGCGGCAATGTTGCCCTGGATAACCGATTTGCCACCGCCACAGCCTAGCACAGAACAGATACTATGCTCGCCGGCGGCGATGGCGCTGCGGATATTATCCACAAGCTCCTGCTGGTAGGGTCTGAGCGGTATCATTTAATTTCCGACCAGCGTTTTTTTGCCGCCAGTGCATCCAGATCAGCCTGCGCCTCCTCGAATGTATCACGCCACTCAAGGCCGTTGTAACGTGCTGCGTGTGCTTTAAGTGTATCGCTTCCGTTCTTCGTCTCTTTGGCAAAGGCTTTGAATTTACCACCTAAGCCTTCACGGACAAACAAAATATTGCCATCTGACACCAACCAAGTTCCACCGTTGTGCCATTTCCCGCTTCTGTAACGTTTTCCCATTTTTTTACTCCTTCCTAGGCTCCCAAGATTCGCCACCCTCGCAATGCTCGCAGTAGGCGCTGTCACGGTTACCGCAATCATTGCACAGCGGATCACGCAGCTGCAGCACCGCACCGCCAGTATCCTGCCCTGCGAACATATCCTGCTCACCGCCGGCAGGCCGCATTACAAACTCCCCAAGCTCGCTGTCGTATTCCAGGTACATATTGGGCAGCGATACAGCGCCGGCATTTTCCAGCGTCTCGGTGTAGTTGGCGCGGGTTTTGTGCTTGAACATCGGCACGGTAACAGCCTTACCAACCGTTGGCGACATTACCTCCTCCAGCGACACCGACAGTTTCATGGTAATGTTGCCTTCGGAGATTTTGCCGGCATGGAGCTTCTTCAAAAGCTCCTGCAGCAGTTCATTAAAATCGGACTTCATGTTGTTAAACGTGGCGGATTCCAGGTTCAACAGCAGGTACTGCTTATTCATCGTAAAACTCATCCTCCCACTCGGCCAGCTCCAGTCCTAACACAAACGCACTGAACAGAGCACCTAGCAGGGCAACCGCCCTGCAAAAGAATACGTCCACGCACATCACTGCGATGCAGCAGAACACCAAACATACAATGTTAACAGCCACCAGCATCAGACACCTCCTGCTTGAGTGCTGCCTGCAGGTATGCGATAGCCTGCTGCAGGAATATCACATCACCGCTACAGCGCCAGGCATCAATCTGTATTTCTGCATTAAAAACATTCTGTTCTAACGATTTCATAATGCCATCCTCCTTTAGATACTGGCCGCCAGCCACAACAGTCCTGACACCATCATGGCCGCCCAGGCAAAAATTGCCATAATCACAAAACAACGTTCCAGATAATCGCGAATTTCCATCAAAACACCTCCTTAGATAACCTTTTAGGTTATCTAGATAACCTCTGCCGAACCCTGAAACCCGCATGGTTGAGCCTTAGCTAACCTTCTAACCTTTTTTTGGAAAGGGTATGCTATATATTTTTATTACATTAGGCTTTTATAAAAATCTGGGAAAAAAGTTCTATACGTATATATATATTTTGGTTAGCTAGGTAATTTTGTTAGCTAAGGTACTCTAAAGCCGCATGGTTGAGCGATTTTTTTAGATAACCTTTTAGATAACCTAGCTAACCTTTTGGGGGTCGGTAAATATTAATTCCTATTAAGAAATAAATTCACGTAATTTGCGCGCATGCCATTAAGGACATATACGCCATAGTATTTCCCCTGTGAGGTTCTTAGCAGGTGCCCGGATTCCGCCCATTTCTTTTTAATGGCGGTATAATCAAAACCGGCTTTTTCAAGCTCCTGCTCCAGCACGGTTTTATTTATCATGAGTACACCGGCAGGCTTGACTCTGCCCCAATATGCATGTCCATTGAAGTCGCCAAGCTCTGTGTCGAATTTATCGGCATTGGCGGCAATAACATCCACGATAATATTAAAGGCACGCTCGGCAGTATCCACCTCGGATTTACTGCGAACGAAAGCAGCCACCTCCTCCGGGGACAACACATTAAACGGGTCGTTGAATATGACACGGCTCGCGATAGCGTCTGCCTGCAGCATGAGCGCCATAGCCATAGCCTGTTTCTCAGTCGTGTCTGTAACCTTCAGCACCAGTTGCATAATGTCGTTGTACTCACTGGGCAGTTGCATATCTGCCAGCGCTTCAACAAACGCCCTGCCAGCACAGCCGTAGTGCTGAGATATGAAATTCACTACAGCGTTACCATTGGTGACCACAGCCTGATCGCACTCAATCTCAATGACACGGTTTTTGACACCGCCACCGGACTGCGACTTGGTACATGGTTCCTCACCCGTAAAGATAAAGCTGTTGAGCCAGGCCCGCTGCCGCTGCAGCGTGGCGTTTGTCATGCGGCCGCGGTCTATGCCCTCGGTTACACGCATGACCAGAGTATCGTAGTTTTCAAAACGGCTCTTGATGGTCTGCAGCTCATCACCGAAAAACGGCAGGTTCCTTAGTACGCTTGCCACGCTCATCATGGAGTTAACCGTCATGTTCATGGTTCGCACCATGCGCCCCATGGCAGGATTCCCCCATATGGATGCCGCCACCATCATGCCTACGGTCTTGCCGCTGCCAGTACCGCCCCAAAGGTGCAATACGAACGGCAGGGCAGATACCTTCTCGACCAGTACGCTCGCAAAGCTTGCAGCCAGTATCAGGCGCATATATAGGTTCTTTCGGAGCGGTGCCACGTAGGCCGCCCACTCCTCCAGCGTTCCCTTGCTGGATACAGCAGCGATAAGCGATTTATACTCTTCGTCGCAGTCCAGCTTTACATCATCCGTATACGGCACAAAGCCTGAATCGGACCACCCCATGTGATCAATGGATTTAGTGCGTGGCAGTATGTCAGGGTTCAGCGCTATGACTTCCGCCAGATACTTCACCAAAAGGCCCGCGTTATCGCTGTTGACCTCTACGCCATTGTCCGCCAGCACGATGATTTTATTCTTGTTGGCCAGCGTACTGCGTGGCACCACCACGCTACGCCAGCAGCCGTCCTTGAAGTATGCCAGGCGTATTTTTTCCGTCTGGTCCTCCACATTCGTCAGCAGCTCCACCGGCATAATCGGTATAGGGCTTGCATATTCGTTTTTATATTCCGTCCCCACCTGCACGCTGCGGTATACGCCGTTCGCTGACGTGCTCCAGCTCCCACAGCGCAAGGCAAACAGCTGCTGCGGAAACTTCGTCAGATTGTCGGAACGTATACCCTTGGCAGCCTGCTGCTGCAGGTATGCCTTCCATACCGCATCAAACTCACGCTTGCAGCCGAGCGCGCCTGCACGGAACCGCGCCATCGCTAACACCTGCTGCCGTTTGCCCGCCTCTGTGACGGCCGCTATGGCCTCCAGAAGCGCGTTGTCTATCAGGCTGAACCTGTCACACCCCTCGAAGAATTCCCTGTCAAGGGAGAGGACAACAGGAAAGGCATAGTTGCGGATTAAATCGGCACTGTACCCTGCGGCAAAGAAGTCTGCAACATCGCCCTTAGGCGGGCAGTCAGGCCAGATAGAGGACAGATTTAACACCTTCGCACCAGGCCAGGCTGCAGCATAAGCGGCACCCTTATCGTCGTTGTCTGGGATGACTATGCGCTCGGGGTATGACTCCAGCAGTTCCCTGTCCGTGGCGCTCAGCTTGATGTTTTTCTGCGCGCCTGTGTTACTGGTGGTGGCAAGCAGGCCCGCTTTAACCATGGCGTCGGCGCATTTTTCGCCCTCCACAATGTAAAGCACGTCCTGCTCATGCCTTGCCAGCAGGTCCAGATTGTACAGATTGTTGCAGCCCTCAGGCTTACTGAAAACTGTGCTGCCATCAGCCGCCCTGTAGGCAAAGCTGAAAATCTTGTGCCCGTCGGCCCATTTGCGTCGGCGCTTGTAATACGCCTCCGTACCGTCAGGATTGCGGTAAACGTGCTTGTAATCCTCAATAGGTGACGTGCGCTTGTAGTCCACAGTCTCAGGCTCTGCAGGTTTTGCGCCCAGACGGCGAAATTCCCTCAGGATATCTGCTCCGGGTGCGTTGCATTTTTGGCAGTACACCAACAGCTTGTCCTGCTTTTGGTCAATATGCAGGTGATGGGCCTTCCCGCAAAGCGGACACGTCGCTGTAACGTGCCCGCCAGGATTGGTCTTTGCTCCGGTTAAGTAAGGACGGATGTCACTGAGCGTAAGCTCAGAACGGGAGCTCATCGCTGAACGGCACTGCCGCGCTTACAGCTGGAGCAACTGCTGCAGGAAGCTCGCCCTCGTATTTCTTGATCGGCGGTACTTTGAAGTCACCCGTAGAGATGCGATCCACGCTCATCACGCTGTGTACCTTCAGGCGCACACGCAGCTTGTCGTTGTATAAGTATTCCTCCTCAGCCAGTACAGCGCCAACTACCATGCCTACAAACTGCTGCTCATTGCCATTAAACGTATCGGCAACAAAGCCGCTGTTGGACGCTTCCAGCGCCTTCAGGAACGCCTTAAAGAAGCCTTGAGCAGTAGGCTTATAGCTGCGGATAAAGAACGGCAGACGCCCCTGCCCATTGAAGTGATCCATGCGCTGAGCGTAATAGCCGTTAAATTCCTCATTTTCATGCTCGGCAGCTCCGGCAATGTCGTAGGAAATCTTCAGGTATTGCTTGGCAGGAACATCCTCTACCTTGCAGATGGCCAGTACGTAACCGCCAGCCGGCGGCGCTGCAAAACCCTCCTTTGCAGCCTCGACATTACCCCAGTTAATTTTCTCCATGTTTTACCTCCTTGAATTCATAGTACTTACGAATAGCCGTGTCTACGGCCTTCAGGTCATTGTCAATTTTTGCAGGGAACAGCTCCATCGGTGATTTCGCCGTAGTGAAGCCGTTGCTCTGTGTGGTAAACCAGTGCGACTTTCCGTCGGTTTCAGCCAGCAGCACGATGGAGAACAGTCCCTCAAGCGTAAGCTGGTTATCTAACATCTTGCCGCTGGTCTTGGCCTTGGTATACCCCATGTCATCCCGCTCCGTATGATGGAGCAGATACACTATAGTATCTTCCGTGGTGCGTTCACGGATAAGCTTCAGCAGATTGTAAAAATTCAACGCACAGTCTGTGAATTTCTGGTATCCCATCTCCTTGGCACGGTCGAACAGCCCAAATGCCATTAGATACTGCGTGTCGTCTATGACGTAGCAGCGCAAGCTGTTCTTTGCCAACACCTGCTGGATCAGGCCATAGGTGGCGTTATTCACCACGTTCAGCTTACGGCGGAACGGTAATGGCTTGCTAGCCACGTTGAGTACGCCTACCTCGGTAGGGTTAAAGTTACGCAGGCTGCAGGATTTGCCGCTGCCGCTTGCGCCCATGATTAAAACAGGAACGCCCATGTAAACCTCCTACTTCAATACCATGCTCTGCTTGGTCACAACCTCCACGCCCGGAAGTTTTGCGCCATCCTTGCAGAATTTCTTGATATCAACCTTGTTGGCCTCGATTACCTCTTTACGGCGCAGGAATTGCTCCGGCACTTTGGAGATGTCCAGTACATTGCATACCGTAAGGTTACGGAACGTAACTTTGCAGCGACTGGTTTCAAACTTCTCGCCCTCCAGCAGCTGCGCAAGGTAGTTTTTGCAGCGCTCTGCTTCGTTTTTCTTTGCTCTGCCACGCTTAGATAGAGCGTCAATTTCTGTATAGATGGCTTCTGCTTCTGCCTCTACGTTTTTGATGTAGCAGGGCAGGTTTTCCAACTTGGCGGTACGCTCCATCTGCAGCGCTTCAAACTGCTCAAGGTTGAGGATTTCGCCATCCTCAGTATCTACGACATGCTCTGCATCCAGCTGGATACAGGCTTTGATTTTAGAATCCAGGCTGTACAGACTCATTGTCCTCTACCTCCTTTGCTTCGATAACAGGAGCAGCTTTTTCTGCTGCAGCTTCTAAGGTTTTATATACAGCCGACCATTGAGCCGACTGTAGTCCGCTCATTTCTTTGATGGTGTCACCGATACGGTAAACCATATCAAGTTCAGCCTCCAGCATGACCTCATCCTGTTCGTCGTCCTCGTTCCAGCGTTCCAGCAACGCTGCATATTCGCAGAGGCATTGAATTTCCAGCCTCATGCGCTGGCAAAATATTGCCGTTTGTGTTCTAATCATTTTTTCTTATTCCCCTTTCTAGGTTTTTGTCTATACAATGCCCTGCATACAGGACAGGTATACGGTTCCTTGACCATGGCACTCACTATCCATTCTTTGCCGCAAAATATGCAGTCCGCGTAGTGACTACCACGGTTATCGGTGCGGGTCACAGCAGCTCCAGCAGTAAACGGATTTCCCTGCTGACCTCTATGCGTTCCCGCCACGCTTCTATCTCGGTGAAGTCGCACATCAGGACTTCAACCATTTCTTTTATTGTTTCGCTGCGGTACTCCGCAGCTTCGCTGTTTTCCACAGTTTCTTCTTCCGTACCGGGGATTTTTTTCAGTACCTCCACAGGACTTGCACCGGTATACTTGATGTACCCCATCTTGCGAAGCTTGCACTTTAATATGCAGGCATAGCGGGTTTTTATGCCAAGCAGCTCAGCTGCCTCCGCATTCGTCAGTATGGGGTTTTTCGCCAGCAGGCACATGTACCGCAGCATAATGCCACGGTTTTGCGTGCCGCCAGCCTCAGCGCTCATCCCGCACCTCCAGCGGGATTTTGATTTCCGTGCCAGGCTGCCACTTCCTGTCGAAGTCGTTGCCCATCATGCCGTTGGTACGGCGGATGTCATCAATCAGCTCTCTGACATCCTTGTATTTATCTTGGTGCTCCATGTAGCGGCTGGCGACGCTCCACAGCGTTTCACCGCTCTGCACGTAGTAGGTGACTTCTACGTGGTGGGTTTTAGGCTCCGTGAAGCTGCTGCACATCAGTGCCGCAGCCACAAGAGCTAAAATCAGCAGTTTTTTCATGGTGGATCTCTCCTTTGGGTTAAAATATGTCTACAAATCCTTTACATGAAACGGATCGGTTACATCCTTTCCGTCATACGTGCTGAGAAACTCTTCCAGAGATTCTCTACGGCATTTTAGGTTGCCGAGCTTCATGAATCTCAGCAGACCTGATTTGTTCAACTTGTAGACGTAATCAACGTTGCATTTCAGCATTTTGCTTACTTCTGCAACTGTCAACAGTTCTACGCTTGCCATGATTTTTCTCCTTTGTACAGCCTACGCTACTAAGTAGCGGCGGATGGCCTCAACGGCCGCACGCTCGCAGCGGTCCAATTCGCGGCGGGACTGCTCTCTCGCCACTTCCAGACCGTACTGGTTGGAATGGTCTGTACCTGCGATAAGCTCAATGAGCTCATCGTCGGTATACAGAGCCTTGTCCTCGGCGTCTGCTGCTAAGTACTGGGCATAGGCTTCCTTAAAAGCCTGCTTCCAGTAAGCCTTAATTGCACGGCGGCTTGCTGCCGTGCGGCGGGCACGCCTGATTTGTACTTTTGTCATAATTAATTCCCTCCTTAAACTCTCTACCCAGCTGATTAGAGTGCCAACCCTCTGATACTCGCTCGCTGTGTATCAGTACAGCCCTGCTCTCTTCTAACGCCTAGCAGGTGGCGTTTGGTATGATGTTGATTAGCGTTCTTGCATTTTTGCAAGTTGCTGTGCAAAAAAAATATACAAAAATTGCTCATCATTCAGAGAAAGTGTGTCCTTGATGGTCTGAAGCTCTCGCCTCAAAAATTCGCTTTTCCCTGTCATTTTTCTGTATAACGTAGACTTGTCAATGCCTACTTTTTTAGCTAAATCCTCTAGTGTCATACCATTTCTGACACATTCGGCTCTTAGCTCAGAAATGTTAGTAGCCATGTTACGTCCTCCTCTCTTGCGTTTTTGCAAGTTCATTATAACGTAATTTCCGCCCCTTGTCAATACGATTTTGCAAGTTTTTATTGCAGAATTGCAAATTTACTTGTATAATGATATCGAAAGAGGTGACACCATGGAAATTAAAGACATTATAAGAAACAAGCGTATCGAACGTGGTTATACTATGAAAGAATTAGCCAACCTAGTAGGCGTGAGTGAAGCTACTGTATCTCGTTGGGAATCTGGCCATTTATCTACAATGAAACATACCAAAATAGCAATTTTGGCCAATACTTTAGGAATATCGCCAGCGGAACTATTTACCAAAACGCCTATATCTTCTACAACCATCGCCACTACTCCTCAAGAGCAAGATCTTCTCGACAAATACCGCAAGCTCACCCCCACCAACAAAAACGCAATCAACGCACAGATAGATTTTATGCTTTACCAGCAGGAGCTGGACGTTCAAAAAGAAGGGCTATGCTCAGCATAAATAAAAAGCCACCAGCTAAACGCTGGTGGTGGGAATAAAAAGGCGAATTTTTCGTATATTTTCATTGACAAAAAAAC